GATGCCGGCTTGGCGGTGCCCTGGGCCACCAGATACTTCCCATAGCTTTCGGTCAGCGACAGGTCGATCTGTTCGGCATTCTCCAGCAGACCGATCGCCCGTGGCACTCCGGCTTCGAGCGTCAACAGGTCGATGTCGAGAGCCACCTCCAGGGCAGCCGCCCGGGCCGCGAGCGACGGATGTGTGTCGGTCGGATGCGGTTGATGCGTCGCGGCAATGGCCGCGATGAGCGTTTGTCCCGGAACTGTCGCTATGAGCTGCCGACCGGCCCCGGCAAAGGCCCGACCGATGTTGTCGACCGGCTGACGTTGGTTGAGTGCGGCGATGCTGGACACCATGACCTGCTGCCAGGCCTGATCGGTTGCGGCGGACTTGGCCAGCGCGCCGACCATGGCCCGGCTGCTGGAGAGGCTAGCACCGATCCGATCCGCTTCGATCTCGCGGGTGCGGCCGATCGCCCGTTCGGCCCGGGCGAAGCGGGACAGAGTAAATCCCAGCACGGCCCGGGCCGGCAGCAGCGCCAGATTATGGCTTCTGCCACCCTGGTCGGTGGCTTCCAACGCCTGCATCAAGCCCTGATAGACCGGCTGGAAGCGCAGGCTGTAGGCCGTATCGGCCTGGAAGAAATGCGCGAGCTCGTGGCCGACGACCGCATTGAACTCGTCTTCGGAGACCAGTTCCATAAGCGACGCCGACAGATACATGGTTTCGCCGGTGAGTCGCTCCTTCGATCCGACTAGGCGAATTCCCGCCGCGGTGACAAAAAAATTGGGCAGCAGCCCGAGAACGACATGGTCCGGCACCCGGGCACCAATCCGCGTCGCGACCGTTCGGACCCGATGCCAAAGTCGCGGCTGGTCCACCTCTGAGACTTCGACGCCAACGATCGGCGATGCCGCGGGTCGCACCGCCCGGAACACCGACTGCACGATCTCCCAGGCGCCGTATAGGGCACCGCCCGCGACCGGCAGAATCAAGCCGATGCTGACGGCATGAATCAGCACGATTTCCAGCAGCGCCACGCCGCAGACGACGATCGCCGCCTGGGCGAGGACCAGCAGCGCCAGGATCAGGGCGACGAAGCGCACGAGATGGCGAAACACGACGACCAGTCGCTCCCGCCTTTCGCCGCATACCAACGCCGCGAGCCACACGGACAGGACGAGCCCGCAACCGGCCACCGCGGCGAGGACCGAGACGCATGCCAGGATCAGGGCAATCCCGAACATACCGAGCTTGAAACCGAGCGCATAGGAGGCCGCAAGACCGAAGCCAGGAATACCGAACAATATCAACAGAAACGCAAAGGTACGGCGGAGATTCGCAAGCATGAGCGGCCTTCATCGACAGATTGACGTCGCACGCTAGCACGGCAAATCCGCTCGCGACAGTTGAGAAGACACAGCACTACACCTTCACACTGGTGAACTTGCAGCTCTTCAACAGCCACAGAGTGCTCGCCCAGTTCTCGTACTCGTGCACGTCGTCGAGGAACCGGCAGACGAAATAGAATTCCAGGTTCAACACCTGGATCTGCGCGCCGGCGGCGGGTGCCGCGGCAAACGTCAGGACATTCGGCAGCGTGATGCCCCAGTTGGTGACGGTGGCTCCTGCGACAGTGACCGTCGGCTGATTGGCGGCCTGGCCGATCGGTTCGATCCAGCCGCCCAGGTCGCGGATCAGCGGGAATTGGGTCGTGATGCCGTCGCCGACGCCGATCACCTGGGATGCCACGAGATTGTCGGTCGGGTCCATGTAGAGAAAGCTGTCGAACTGGCCCTGGCGCTGCAGGAAGAAGCCCATCAGCTGCTGCAGTTCCTGATACGCCGTCGCCGCGCGCAGCACCTCGTAGGTCAGTTCGAACTCGTAGAGCGGATAGGCATAGTTCGCCGCCCGCACCTCACGGCCGGACGTGCGTTTGGAGATGCGCGTCGAGAAGGTCGGCCGCTTGAAGCTGGACCAGGCGAGGCTCGGCAGATTGGGAAAGATCGCCTGGCTCATGCGAGCGCTCCCTTGGACCCGAGCTTGCCGTTGCGGTGCCAGTTGCGGACGTTCTTGATGAAGATGTCCTGATGCTGCTGCAGCAACTGGTCGACCCCGGTCGCATCGATCGCCGAGACGGTCGGCGCGAACTGGAATTGCATGGTCGTGCCCTGGCCCCCTGCCCGCGCCTGCGGCTGTGCCAGCGACTGGCGCAGCGGCGAGGCGATCGAGGCCGGCAGCACCATTTCGTCCTTATGCAACTCGGTCAGCGCGCCGTCATAGGGCACCTGGTCCCAGCCGCCGGCGGCGGACGCGAGCGTGGCGTAGGCCATGCCGTTGGCGTAGGTCGCGGCCGCCACCTCCGGTGCCATGCTCCAACCGATCAGCGGAATGGCCGCGACCGAGGCGCTGGCGGCGACCGCGGCAACCGCTGCCCAGGATGCGGCATTGCTGACGGCCGCCGCCTTGGTGTCCAGCAGGGCTGTGGCACTCGCCATGGCGTCCGCCGTCGTGCGCGCGGTGGTGCCGGCCGTGCTGGCCGCGGTCTTGCCAGTTTCCAGGCCCAGCCATTGCGCGATCGCCTCGCCGATCCGGCTGAACAGGCTGGAATTTTCGCTATCGCCGATGGCATTGCGCGCAGCAGCGCCCGCCTGGGCGGCAGCAGTCTTGCTCCCCTCCGTGCCTTGCGTCAGCACCAGGCTTTTCAGCTGGCCGCTGGCCCAATCCTCCGGAACCTTCAGCGCCATATCGAGGAAGCGCTGCTCGATGCCGACCGCGATCTTGTCCATACCGGCCTTGAAGCTGGTCGTGCCGCGCAGCATGCCGCCGATGGTCGTGTTCATCGAGGTTTCGATACTCTTGGCCGTGCGATCCCAGGCCAGCGACGTGGCGCGGGCCGACTGATCCTGCGACTTGCCGGCATTCGCGGCGCCGCTGCCCACCGTTTTCGCCATACTGGCGGCGAAATCGCCGACCAGCTTGCTCGCCTCGGCCAGCTTCTGTTCCAGATCGTCCAGATCCGCGCCGATCTGGACCGAGATCGCGAGATCGTCGGCCATTCATGTCTCCTTTCAGCGGATCGGGCTGGCACCGAACAAGGCGATCAAGTCACCCAAGTCCGCGGGCTCGGGCTCCGGTTTCGGGCCGACGCCCAGCCAGGCAGCGATCAGCAGGTGGGTCGGCGGATGCCGGGCCCAGTAGCGCTGCAGGGCGCGGTAGTGATGCAGGGTCATGGTCCGGGCGATCATGTCCCAGCTGCCGGCGCCGCACGCCACCAGCTCGGCCACAAGATCGTCCGGGTCGCTCACGACCCTGCCGCGGGCTCCCCCGGCGCGGGCTGCTCCGCCGGCATCAGCCCGGACGCCTGCAGCAGTGCCGGCAGCTGGGTGACGAGGCCGACCAGCTCCGAGCCCTTCAAGCGCTCCTCGATCGCGGCCTGGGTCAGCTCCGGGCGCACCCCGGCCAGAGCGGCCGCGACGATCTCGATCGAGGTCGAGGCCTGGTCGATCAGGTTGGTCCGGGTCGGCATGGCCTGGATCGCGGGCCAGGCGCGTTTCAAGGCGGCGAAGCACATGGCCGGCACGGCGACCGCCTCGCCGCCGATGGTCACGGTGACGCTCTGGTCCATGGCGCCTACTCCGACAGGCTGAGGAAGCCGACATTGCCGGCCGGATCGCTCTGCGCCTGGAAATCCAGCTCGCTGATCGACCAATCGTCCTGCTTGGTCGGGAAGCTGAGCTTGGAGGCGACGCAGGCGTTCAACTGCAGGGTCAGCTGCTTTCCGGCGTACTGCTCGCTGAAGGTCGCCTGGAACGTCGGCGTCAAGCCCATCAGCGGATTGCCGAGCGTGATGCGCGTGCCGGTCGTGCTGGTATATTCGTAGTTCAACAGCAGGGCGGCGCCCTCGTCCGCCGCAGCGAAGCTGTAGACCCCGCCGGTGGCGACCGCATATTGGCCCTGGGTCGGCGCGCTCGCGACCTTGGTCAGCGGCGCCCCGGTCTGGGCGTAGAACACGCCGAGGTCGGTCGCGAAATTGGCGCCGTTCTGCGCCGTCACCTGAAACGGCGAGGACGCCGGCACCACCCCCGCCTCGCTCTGCGCCACCAGGCTCTGGCCCGTGGTCAGCGTCTGGCCGAAGAACAGGTTGTTGAAGATGGCGCCGTTGATCTGGGCGAACTTGGCCTTGCCCTCGATCTTGGCCTTGCCGCGGGCCAGCGCCAGGGCGAACTGGCCCTGGCCGTAAAGCTCCTTCAGGTCGCCCGAGAAATCGAGCTGCACGTCCTGCAGGGCACCGAACTTGGTCGGCGTGGCGTTGGCGATGTCGGTGCGCAGCGCATAGAGCGCGCCGCCGCCGAAGGCGAACTGGGGCATCGGTTTCTCTTTTGGGGGAATTCAGGGAACGAGGATTTCGACGGGCAGGATGGCGACGGCCTGATCGCCCAGCAGGCCCTCGTCGCTTTCGATCCGGCCGGCGATCCAGGCATGCTCGACCAACCCGCCCAGGGTCTGGGTGACCTGGCCCGGATCGGGCGCGAGCGCCGCCTCGATCGCATCGATCAGCGGGTTCATGACTTGGCTGGGGGCGACGGTCGGGTCGGCTGCGGTATTGACATAGACGAACAGCTCGACCGACAGGCGGCGGGCCGGCGGCAAGCCGTCCTTGCGGGTCCAGCTTTCGCCCTTCTGCACCTGGAACAACGCTGGCTGCTCGGCCGGCGTCACGTCGGCCCAGTGTTTCAGCCGGCGGCTGGAGGTGGTGAAACCGGGGATCGCGGCCAGCCGCTGGAACAGCGCCGCCTGGATCGTCTCGCGCGCCGCACTCATGATGCGATCGCCCGGCCGATGGCCGCCACGAAGCTGTCCGGCAGATCCACCGCCGCGAGCGCCGGCACCAGATAGGGGCGGCCCGGCCGATCGACGTTGCGCTGAAACGCGCCGACCGCGATCGGATGCGGCGCCACCGCGCGGCCGAACACTTCACGGATCTCCCGCAAATAGGCCTTCACGCTTTCGCTGCCCTGGAAGCCCATTTCCTGCAGCCTTGCATAGGGCAGATCGGAACCGATTGCGGCCCGCAGCCCATCGGGCTCGGCCGTGATGGAATCGCCCAACGCACCGCCGGCAATGCCGCCTGCCTGATCCGCCAGGGCCGCAGCCTGGGCCTGGATCTCCAGCGTCAGTTCCGCCCGGATCGCGGCCCCCAGCCCTTGCAGCCGCGACTGGAGCTGCTCGATGCCGCTCACAGCGGCACGACCTTGCGATAGCGCTGCAGCGCAGTCGCGACGTCGGCCGGCATGTCCTTCTGAGCGAAGCTGGTGGTCTCGCCGGCAAGCCCCTTGGACACCAAGCCGATGCGTTCCCGCTCACGATAGCGCAGTGCCGCCAGCGCGATCGTCGCCTGCTCGACCTCGGGCGGGACCCCGGCATAGCCGGCCTGATAGCTGAGCTGGATATTGCCGAGCCCGCGCCGGAAGCCGCCACCGAGTAGGGCAAGCCGGGTCGGGCTGAAGACATAGCCGGGCGCCACGCCATCGGGCGACGGCAAGATTGGATGACCGTCGATCGCGAGCGCGGTCACGGCCGTGACCGGCGTCACGGTGAAGGCCAGTGTCGTCCCTCCGGTGCCGTCGCGGGTCTCGACGAAACCCGTGAGCCCGATCGGCCGCCCCAGCCAATTCTCGACGAAAGCGGAGGCGGCGGTGACGAGCCGGCCCAGCAGCGCATCGTCGCCGGTCGCGGTCAGATTGAGCCAAGCCTTGAGGTTGGCGAGCGTGGTGAGATCGGCCATGGCTATCCCCTTCGGAAAAAGGCAGGCGGGCGACCCAAGGCCGCCCGCCGCCGCCGTCAGCCGTTGGAGATGTTGGTGATCATGCCGAACGCCGGCGGGAAGTAGTTCTGCAGCACGCCGTCGGCATAGATGCCGTACTCGTACTTGCGCGTCCGGCGCGGCCATTCGATCGCGAAGAAATCCTGCCGCATGCGCATCTGCAGCACGTTCGCCACGTTCGACAGCGGATAGGGAATGGTCGCGGTCGTGAACAGCACCGTGCCCGGCGGCATGTTCGGGTGCAGCCGGACCGGGATCGCCTGGGCCCCGTCCATCGAATATTTGTTGAGGTAGGACGTGACCAGATCGCCGCCCTTGATCTGGCCCTGATCGACGTTGATGACGAAGCGCTGGGCCGCTCCGGTCGTGGCCGACAGGACCTTGCGGGTGATGTTGCGCTGCTCCTGGCTCAACACCCAGATCGTGTCGGGCGCCAGGCGGTAATTGTCCCAGAAGCTCTGCAGCGCCTGATCGATCTCGACCACGCCGCCGACGCCGTCCGCGGTCAGCGTCGCACCGTTCGCCAGCGTGTCGATGTAGGAGCCGCTGCCGGGCTGCAGGATCTGCGAGAACAGCCCGTCGAAGATCAGCCGGTTCTGGCTATGGTCGGCGGCGAACCCGGCCGTGGCCGGCTGCGCACCGGTGCCGGCCGGCGCCGTCAGCGTGACGGTCGCGACCGAGGTGATCGCGGCCAGCTTCTCCGATCCCGCCGTCCCCAGGAACCAGGCATAGCCGAACGCGCCCGGCACCGGCGTCAGCGACGCGGTGACCGTCGAGCTCGCGCCGGTCGTGGCGATGGTGGCGTTGGCGGATTGCTGGGCCGTGCCCTGATTGACCTGCTCGGTCGTGCCATCGGCGAGCGTACGGGTGCCGGAAAGCGGCAGACCGCCGGCAACCGAGGATGCCAGGAACCCCTCGTAGCTGAGCGCCACGGCGATGACGCTTTGGGTACCGGATGCGATCGTGCCACCGGAACCGGCCGTGGTCAGGCTGGGCGTCGGTGTCGTGCCCAGCGCCAGCGAGGTATTGGCGCCCAGCACGATCTTCTCTTCCTGGATCATCAGGGACTTGATCAGCCCCTCCATGGTCCGGGCTTTCAGATCGTCGAAGCCGTCGGCGGCGTAGCTCGCCTCGAAGCTGGCGAAATCGTCGAAGCCGTAGCCGCGGTAGACCGCGTAATAGTCCTTGGTGCTGGTGATCAGCACCGGGCCGCGATTGCCCTCGCTGACGCCGAAGGTGGCGTTGCCGACATTGACGCCGGTGATGGCGCGCCAATTGGCCTGGATGCCGCCGGACGCCGTGACGCGCGGGATCATGTTCCTGAGCGGCGTGATGACCGGCACCAGCGACTTCGCCGGCTTTTCCAGGTCGTACCAGGTGATGCCTGAGATCGGGTTCGTCGACTGCGTGAAGCTCTTGGTGAGGCTGCCGAACGGCATGGGCGTGGCCAGCGCCTCGCGGGTCAGGCTCAAGGTATCGTCGGTCGTGGTCATCGGGCGTTTCCTCAATAAAAAACCCGGCTGAACAGCCGGGTCGGACGAGCGGGGATGTCGGGAGGCGAGCGGTCAGAAGATGCGCGGCCGGCTGAGCGCCGCCTTGATCAGGCCGTTGGTGTCGCTGGGCTCCTCGGCCGGGTAGCGGCCCAGGTCCTCCTGCTTGGCGATCGCCCGCAGATTGCCGCGCGCCGGCGCCGGGTGATCCTCGATCCGGCCGATGCGGGCGGCGAGCCGGGCATAATCCTCGGTCAGGCGGCCGAGCGTGCGGGCCAGCTTCGCGACCGTGTCATCGTCGTCGCCGTCGGTCGCGTCGTCGCCCGCGGCACAGCCGGAGCAGTCGGCGCCCAGCGAGGCGGCATGGTCATGGATCGCCTGGATGTGCGACAGGTCGGCCCTGGAATTGCGCCGCCCGACCTTGATGAGCGGGTCCGCCGACTTGAACATCTCGAACACCGCCTCCGGGTTCGACGGCCGGTCGACCAGGCTGATTTCAGAGAGCGAGCAGCCGGTGATGACATGCTTCTGCATCGGGTCGCGCGCGGTGACCTGGCCCGCGACCGAGAAGCCGGAATAGACGCCTTCCTTGACCTTGGCCCAGGCCTCGTCATCGACGATCTTGGCGGCGAGATAGAGGCCCTTGTCGTCGATGGTAGCGCCCTTGGCCTTACCCACGGCGGAGGGTTGATGCATCTCGCGGATATTGCCGAAGCGCATGAAGCCGGGCAGCGCCGCCTCGATCGCATCGCGCTTGATGATCTCGCCCTGGCTGTCGAGCGCCTCGGTCGAGGCATAGCCGTAGACCATGCGCTGCTCCTCGTCGATCTTCTGCAGCGGCGCGTAGATCCTCATGGTTCGGAACTCCTCCGGATGTGGGAAATAAAAAACCCGCCGCGGCAGGAGCCGGGCGGGCACAATTCGAACGATGGGTATTTTCTGTCAGATAACTCGGAACGGGTCAAGCAAAAAGTTCTTGTTTCGTTCCTATTATAGGTCTCCCGTCGACCCTCCTTGATCCTGACCGAAGACCATACCCCTTCCAAGGGGTGGTTCGGCGTGGCCGTCCAAAGGTACGCGTCCGGTGCGGAAGGTCCGCTCAGCGGTAGCTGCGTCGCATAGACAGGCCGCGTTTGACCACGAAGAACAACCCAATGGTTATGAGCGCGAGGGCGAGCCAGGCCTCGCACCAAAGCTCATACATTCCTGCGTCGTAGGCCGCCTCACCGTCGAGATGAAACACAGGCCCAACGATGTTCGGTATCGGGACGCGGAAGGCGGTATATGGCGGGAAATGGCCCACGATAGTCGATGTCGAGAGTGCGAGTCCTGCACCCGTAGCGGCCCATCCAAGAATTCTCAATCGCGTCCGCCAGCGCTGAAGCATAGCCCAGCGCAATATGGCGCCCACGATCGCGGGCACGAGGAGGAGCTGATAGGGGTCGATTGCCGGGATTGGCACAAGGAGGAAAGGAACGAGCCCACATGCGGCCGCAATAGCCAACGCAAGCCAGTAGGCGACGCTATTGATCAATCCGTGACGTGTCGTCGCCCACTCTTTTTATCCAAGGCATGAGCTCGTCGATTCGGCTGATCGGATGCCCTTCGGCGATCGACGAAGCACATCGCGCAGATAGGTGACGATATATCTAGTTTGGCAGCGCTAGGCTAACGCCAAAGCTAACGAACAGGTCGCCGCTCAAAATTCATCCTTGCATTTACGGAATATAATTCCATAAATGCAAGGATGATAGAGCGAAAAATCGAGCCCCATCTCATCGAACTGCTGGATCGATCGCCCGCCGTCGCACTGCTCGGGCCGCGGCAGGTCGGCAAGACGACGCTGGCACTCGACGTCGCCGAGGTCCGTCCGTCGATCTATCTCGATCTCGAATCCGACAGCGATCGGGCCAAACTTGCCGATCCCGAACTCTATCTGGCGGGCCACGCCGACCAGCTGGTCATCCTGGACGAGGTTCATCGTCTGCCGGACTTGTTTCGCGCGCTTCGCGGCATCATCGATCGTGGCCGCCGGAGCGGACAAGGCCTGTCGCGCTTCCTGCTGCTGGGATCCGCGTCGATCGATCTGTTGAAGCAATCGGGCGAATCGCTCGCCGGCCGCATTGCCTATCTCGAGCTCGGCCCGGTCGGCATCGCCGAGATCGACGCGGGCCAACGGGAAACCCTATGGGTCCGCGGCGGCTTCCCCGACAGCCTGCTGGCGCAGAGCGACGCCGACAGCGTCCGCTGGCGGCGCGATTTCATCCGCACCTATCTGGAGCGTGACATTCCGCAATTCGGCCCCCGGATCGCGGCCGAAACGCTCCGGCGGTTTTGGACCATGCTCGCCCATCATCACGGCGGCCTGCTCAACGCGGCCGAACTCGCACGCGGGCTCGGCGTCGATGGCAAGACGGTCGCGGCCTATCTGGATCTGCTGGTCGACCTGCTGCTGGTCCGGCGCCTGCCTTCCTGGCACGCGAATGTCGGCAAGCGGCTGGTCAAGTCGCCCAAGGTCTATGTGCGCGATAGCGGACTGGTGCATGCGCTGCTCGGGCTCGGCGATCTGGAAAGCCTACTGGGTCATCCGGTGGTCGGCACCAGTTGGGAAGGCTTCGTGATTGAGAACGCGATCGCCGCCGCACCGGCCGGAACCGAAGCCTCATTTTATCGAACCGCGGCCGGTGCCGAGATCGATCTGCTGCTGACCCTGCCCGGCGGCCGCCTCTGGGCCATCGAGATCAAGCGCAGCCTGGCGCCCAAGGTGGAAAAGGGCTTCCACCTTGCTTGCGACGACCTGAAACCCGAGCGCCGGTTCGTCGTCTATCCGGGAACCGAACGTTTCCCACTGAAGGGCGACACCGAGGCAATCGGTTTGGATGCTTTCATCAAAACCGTGTCGGCGGCGTAGGTTGTCCTTCTCGGCAGATGATTTCCTGTGTCCTTCGAGAACGGTCAGTGCGCTGAGCCAACGAAATCGAAACCACCGACCGCTAGCTTTTCGAGAAAATCGGCCACGGACGCGGCCAGTTCCCGACGCTCATGAAGCAGGTACACCGGCAGATTCGCGTTATTCGGGCACCACATGACGAAATCCGAGTCGATCAATAAGTCGCCAAAAACAGCATATATTTTATCATCCATCTTCGATTCCAGAGATTTTTCCTGAACTATTCTGTCAATAGACCATAAAGAAATCTGACTTTTCTGGTCACATCCTTCAAATCCATTGAATGTCGAATACAGATCCAAAATATACTTGTCCACTTTCCCCTCACCGACGCTGGCAAGCCTCGTCAGTTCGGCCTGACTGGCTGGAGGTGATAGCTTCGTCTCCCGCGCCAAGAGCGCCGTTTGTACTTGCAGTGCTTCCATCTCAGCGTCTCCGCATTTGATCCAGAATAGTTTGAATAGCTTGCCGTCGCAGGGCTTGGGTTCCGATCTTGTCGATTCCTCGCTCGATGGCTTGCTGAGCGATCTGTTGGTAACTCTGCAGAGTTTGTATTGTTACCTCGGGTGGAAGATCCACGGAACCCTGGGCGGCCCGATCCAACAGACTTTGGGCCCCCGCTGGGCCTTGGCCAAACAGCTCCCGTAGGCCCGCTCTTTCGGCGAGCGAAAGTATGGGCGCGCTATCGACCGCCACCGGAGCCAGCAAACTCGCCGCCCTGACAGCCAACGGAGTGGCAACCGACACCGCCGCCCCGATAACCGCCTCTTTGCCCGTCATCGTCCCGTAAGTGGTCGGGCTCATGCCGTCGTAGTAGGGCACCGGTGTGTTCCAAAAGCTGTACCCGTCGCTCTTGCCGGCGGCTCCATCCGGACTCCATCGCCCATCCTGGTCACGTGCCT